ATTCAGTCTAATATACAGTCACTCAAAAAAATTAATCTCAATATTAAGATTTCAATAATCTTATTTCCGACTTAAATAAGAGGAGACAAATGAGCAAATTGTTAAAAGAGGCAATTGCTGATGCTAAAGCAGTACGTGAAACTGCCATGGCAAGTGCCAAAATTGCGTTAGAAGAAGCTTTCACTCCACGTCTTCAAAGTATGTTGTCTGCGCGTTTAGCTGAAGAAGCTGAAGATGAAGAGATGACAGAAGAAGAAGAAATGGAAATGACACAGGAAGGTGAAGAGGGTACTGATGGTACTCCGGATCCGGGTCCAGCCATTGAAGAAGAAGATGATATGGAAATGGAAGAAGATTTAGATCTCGAGTCTATTATCCGTGAATTGGAAGGTGAAATGGAAGAGCCTACTATGGAAGAAGAAGAGGAAGCTGATGCAACCGTAACTGTAGAACCATCTGAACCAGTAGAGGAAGAAGAAGATGTTAACATTGAAGAAATCATCCGTGCATTGCGTGAAGAAGATGATGACGACGATGATGACGATGATGCTCCTGTAACTGAAGGCGAAGATTCTGAAGAACTCAAAGAAGCTTACAAGGTTATTCGTTTTATGAAATCTAAATTAAACGAAGTAAACCTTCTTAACGCTAAATTGTTATTTTCAAACAAATTATTTAGAAATTATGCTTTGAATGAATCGCAGAAGATGAAAGTAATTGAAAACTTTGATCGTGCAGCTACAATCCGCGAAGTAAAGCTAGTGTACAGCACATTATGCGAATCATTTGGTAGTGTAGTTAAGAAAAAACAAATTAAAGAAAGCTATGCTTCTAAGCCAGCTGGAAAGTCAACTGCTCCTAAGAAAGAAATTCTTAGCGAGGGATTTGAATTAGCCGCTCGTTGGAAAAAATTAGCTAATCTTAAGTAAAACATTGAGGAAAGAAAAATGAATTTAAATTCTTTATTACCTCGTGAAGCACAACAAACTCAGCATGCTGCTGCTATTGCCCTTGAGAAAAAATGGCAAAAGACTGGCTTGTTAGAGGGTATTGCTAACGAGAACGACCGTCGTGGTATGGCGGTTCTTTTGGAAAACCAAGCCAAGCAATTGGTAACTGAAGCTAACGCAACTGGTACTGACTCGAATGCAGAACAGTGGGCTGGTGTAGCTCTTCCATTGGTTCGTCGTATTTTTGCTGAAATTGCTGCAAAAGATTTCGTAAGCGTTCAGCCAATGAATTTACCATCCGGTCTGATATTCTATTTGGATTTCAAATATGGTACAGCCCAAGGCACTCAAGTAGGTGGTTCAACTGGTAACAATGACTTTTTAACTGGTCAAGGTCGCACATCACAAACCGATTCTGTATTCGGTGTAACTGATGCAGATCGTGGTGCTAGTGCTCCTAGTGAAGGTCTTTATGGAGCTGGTCGTTTTGGTTATACTATCAATGACGTAACTGCTTCAATAGCTGTCGGTCCAGCAACTGGTTCTGCTGCCGTATCTAATGGTGCATTTAGCGCTGGTAATACTGCATTAACACAAGCGCAGTTTGATAAATTTACTAATTACAATGGTGAATTTTCAGCTTCTATCGCAGCTGCTGGTTTGTCAGCTGGTATGTTTGTATTACAAGTATCAACCAGTTCACTTCCAGGCTTTGATTCTAAAGGTATACGTGCATTTAACTTGGTTGGTGCGGGTACAATGTATCCAGAATTTACAAGAATCAATCCTGCTACTAAAGGGCATATACAATTCTTAGTAAATACTTCAGGTGCTGGTGCAACTGCTAATGTTATTTATCATAAGCAGCCTACTGATGCTAGCCGTGGTGATTTTGAAGATGCTACTGCTACATTTGCAAATAATCAGACCGATGCTAATTCACTTAATATTCCAGAAATCAATTTAGAATTACGTAGCGAGGCTATTGTTGCTAAGACACGTAAACTGAAGGCAATCTGGTCACCTGAATTTGCGCAAGACCTTAATGCTTATCATAGCATTGATGCTGAAGCTGAATTGACTAGCATGTTGTCAGAATACATTTCACAAGAAATTGATCTGGAAATCTTAGATATGTTGATCCAAAATGCTCAAACAACTGAGTATTGGTCTGCACGTATCGGATATGAATATGATAGCGCATCTTCTACTTTTGGTCAATCTGCTGCTAACTATACTGCTTATATCCAAGGTACATGGTTCCAAACTCTTGGTACTAAGATCCAAAAAGTAAGCAACAAAATTCACCAGTTAACCATGCGTGGTGGTGCAAACTTCTTAGTATGTTCACCAACTGTAGCAACTATCCTCGAGTCTATCCCAGGATATGCTGCTGACACAGATGGTGACAAAATGCAGTTTGCAATGGGTGTTCAGAAAGTTGGCGCGATTAATAGCCGTTACCAAGTTTACAAGAATCCATATATGACCGAGAACGTGATCCTTATGGGATACCGTGGTAGCCAGTTCCTGGAAACAGGTGCTGTTTATGCTCCATATGTTCCATTGATCATGACGCC